TAAGCTGGGATTCAAAACTTCGGCATATACCAGCGGGACCGCCGTCTGCGCAATCTGGTAGGAGGGAATCATGTTTATAGGCAACATCTTCAAAAGGATGGGATATGTGGGCGAATCCGTATCGGTTACAGCTGGACCTTACACCATGGCGGGGAACATTGGGATGGTCTTAGCCGATGGTACGGCTGCGGCTTTCAGCGTTCTTTTGCCTGCAACTCCGGTGGATAAACAGCGTTCAACCGTTAAGAAAACTGATGCGAGCGTGAATGCCATTACCATGGACGGAAACACCAGAACCATAGATGGGTTGGCAACCGCCGTTATCCTTCACCAAAATGAGCTGATAGAAGTGGAATATAATGCTTCCGAGGATGCGTGGTTTATCGTGGGGGTCATGTAGAATGGAAACATTGATGCAGCTAATTGAGATTGTAAAATGGCCGTTAGTCGTCCTCTGCGTGGTAAAAGGTATCAATAAACTATTCACGGCAATTTCTGGATGGATTTAATTTTAATATCCAGATGAAACAATGACGCCCGAAATAGCCCGCAGCGTATTCACTGAACGTTAAAATCCAGCGGTCTGCCGTTGTTTGCTTTTCTCTTTTAACGAAAGGAGTTTCAATGGAATTAACCCCTATTTATCATACCGATGGTGCCCGTCCATGTGGCAGGATCGCTTTTTATTTTAAGGACTACGATTGGGAGGACCGGGCATTCGAGGACCAAGTTGTACTTCCAAATGGCTCTAGCCCTCCACCTGAGCATGTTTTACTTTGTGGAGAGTGCGACGGTGCCGTTAATATAGAGTCTCCTAATGGGGATCGGTATTTCATGCTACCTAAAAAACGGACTTAGTTTCTTGTTTGCGTCTTCTGTGGTGATATTTCTAATGGGGGTCATGTAAATGCTTAATAAATATCGGATACGTAGGAGATTGAAGGGTATCGATTTCAAGCGCAGGCAACAATCTGATGAATATGCTGAATATAGAAAACATGGTGAATATCAGGCAACGGAAGATATGCGCAACAATTTAAAGAGTTTTGGCTTGAGCCCGCGTGAATTGTTGAGGTCAAGGCTGGAAAAAATGATGAGGCAAGATATTCCCCTTGACCATGATGATGTCCTATACTTATTGACCATAGAAAGATATCTCTAATATTGTGAGGTGCCTCCATGGCGAAACAAAATTTAACAGATGAACAAATCATATTTCGAGTAAAGCCGATGTATGATGCAATCTCTGATCTTTGCTTAGATGAGCAGATAAAATATCTTTATGGTTTTGTTGGTTTATCCATCGATGATTTTCCAACTAAATCTTCTGAATATATCCGTGTAATTAAGGCAATAAGAGAGAAGGAACATGGACCATGCTTATCTTTTTCTTAACCCCCAACTGTGAGTTCAGCGTGCGGGGTTTTGCATCGGCTGAAACGACTTGTTAGCTAAACGTTTATTATTTAAGGAGATTTATATGAAAATAGACAGTGTTGTCCTTTCATCAGAAATGGTTAGTCCCTCTACACCCTATCCACCATGGATTAGTCCCGATGGGGCACGAACAGAACTGATTCAACTTCAAATAGCGCGACTTCATGATCATGTCTCCGGGCAATATCAAAAATCAACATTGCAGTTTCAAATGACTTGGGGCCTTTTAGCAAGTATGTTGTATAAAGGATTTCTTGTGCTTCTATGCCGGGTTTCTGTGCTTCCATTTGTATTTCTTTGTAAACTGGGTCGTGTTGATCTTTCGATGGTGATACTACGGCTAGGACGTCTTTCATAATTTTGAAAGGAGCTACAATGCCAGAAAGAGACTGGTGTATTCATGATCATATCTGAATGCGATAACAGATGCGATTCCGAATATAGATGCAAGAATTCTAAGGCTGAGTGTCAAATTAACGTTTTCCTTGCTTTTATTTGGGGGTTAATTACAGCAACATTTTTTTGGGAAATTATTGATAAATATTTCAGCACATAACGCGCCGGTCACCAGCCGAAGGTCTGGTGCACTGGCTGGTTGGCAAATCTCATGAGGATTATTATGAAGAAAAAATATGTTCAATTATTCATAACCCTCCCTGATGACTGGGAGGGTCCATTTGATCCAAGTCATATTTTGGATAGTCTTGTCGATACATATCGTAATGATCCCGTATTTGATCCCAGCAGGATGCCTATAGCTAAACCCACGAGCATGTGGTTAAAAGGAGAAGGTGAAAATATGAAATGTGGACCAACTGTAAAGTTTAGGTCCAATTTTCCTCTGGCTCATACTGCCACATTATTTCCTTAGTGTTTTCCTTATCTTTGTGAATAATGTGTAATATTTGTCCACGTTCAGCATTCTTTGACGCCATGGAAAAGCTTAACCTATATTTTTCCGGCGACTCAACGACCAACTTTTCTGTTACTTGTGAAATGACAAATAAGTGACATGTCGGGCAAGTAAATCGTTTCGGGTCTTTCCCGTAGGGCATAAATTGGAATTGTGCCATGTGTCCACATAACGGACATTTTTGATCACGCATGATGTTACCTCTTTTCTACTCAGAACTGGATTTAAAATGAACGATGCGTTTATTGTTCGTGGAATTCCTGCTGACGATCAAACCCAGGTTGGTTTTGCAGGTTCACCACTTCAAGTATTGCAACAACGAATGAGTGACGAAGAAGGACCTTTCTTTGTTCGTTGCTTGGGGATGCCAGGACCATGGCCTCCAAATAATGTGGATGAGATAGATCTATTCTTATGCAAGATATGTAAAGGACCACATTCCCGTCATCCGATGTGCCCTGTTGAACGATGTCTTCGCATAGATATGGATAATTCTGAATAGATGGATCGAGGATAACTTGATGGATATTAATATTTTCGGTCATAATTTACCTCATTTCTATTGCCAACGCCCGAAATCAGGCGCGTGTACCCACGTCGGCTGAATTTCGTTGTTAGGAGGTTTCTATGATTATCGTTAAGAATGCGCCCTGTTTTATTAATCTAAATACTCACGGTGGAGCCGTAATTGATGTTGGGTTTGCAATAATATCATCTTGTTTTGGAGGTTGGGCTGTTAGGTTAAAAGCTGGCATAGAACAATGTCCTGGATTATATAATAATATAGCCCAGGCCTACGTGAAAGCCAGCCAAATGCATGCTTCCCGGTTCATTCTACCACAACCCATGGAACAGAACGATGTGGTCGATCAATGGTAATAGAACATCTGACATTTTCAGTTAATGGAATCTCGCTTGTAAATATTTCCACATGAAAAGGATCAAATCTATTTGGAGAATCATCTCCCCCGCTAAGCTGCTGAAGGTCAGCTTCAGCCGGTTGTTGGCAAATTTGGGTTTTAGGTATAAGTCATGATCACACAAAAAAAAGATGATTACTGGTATGTGCTGTTTGTGGTTGTGTATGTATATATCGTTATATTTTTCCTTTAATTTTGAGCCACAGGGTAATCAAAGCTATACTGGTTCCAACTATTTTCCAGTAATTACCGAGCCAAAAATAGGAGATAGGTAATGAGTGACGATAAAGAACAACGTAAGGAAGACCTCTTGAATGACTGCGTAAAGGGGATGCTTCATTATGCCAAGGAGCATCCTAAGGACCATCATTTCATTGTGTGCAAAAATTGTGAAACCATTCTGGGAATCGTGACTGGATGGAATTCTTCGTGGGGAACTAAATGTGTGGACCAAAATGATACCGGATGCCCACATTGTGGAGACAATGCTGCCATATTGATTGATAAAGAAGGATTGCTGAGAAAGTGGTTCAACTAGATAAGTTGTTGAATTAACCAATAACAACCAACCGAAGCCCGTTTCAACTCCATGAGAGTTGACGGGCTTTTTTTATGGAGGATCAAGACATGACGGAAAGTGCCACCCAGGATACGGGCGTACAGAAGAGCAAAAGAGACAAGGACTTTGAGGAATTAATTGCTTCCAGGGCAGAAGAGCGTAAGGCGGAGGGGACAGAACTCCCACCTGTGTTTGACGCCGCAATGGAAGCCAAAAAAGATGAACCTGTAGAAGAACCAGAGAATGTACTTGAGCCAAAGGCTAAACCGAACATGATCATTATGGTGGACGATGAAGGGAACAAATACGAAGTTCCCACCACCGCAAAATTCAAATTGAAAATAGACGGGTCGGAAGTCGAGGAAACGTTTGACCGGGTTACTCGTGGCTACCAGAAAGGCGCCGCTGCGGATAAACGCCTCGAACAAGCGACCATAAAAATAAGGGAACTGGACGCCAAAGAACGGACCCTGAACGCACGGGGTTACGCTTTGACGCAACAGGAGCAGGCAGCGAAACAGCAGTTGCAGAAGCTGGAGCAACAGCATGATTCGGGTAAGCTATCTACGGACGCTTACAAGGAAAAGGCACAACAGCTCGTCTCAGCTCTATTGGATGATGATGATCCGGTAGAGAAAGTCGCAAAGATCCTGCCGTCACTGGTTCCACAACAACAAGCCCCACAGGTTGACCTGGACCGAATGAGAACTGATATCAGGTCCATGGTAAGGGCAGATATCGAACTGGACGACGCAAAGTCAAGGTTCCACCGGGACTATGAAGACCTGGCGAACGATGTTGATCTTTACAATATGGTCAACGAAAAGACTAAGGTGCTGGTCCGAACCAAGCCGACTTCCAAACCGTGGGAGATTATTCAAGAAGCAGCGGAAGGGGTTAGAGAATGGGTTAAGAAGTTGTCTCCCAACGAAGTGGAGCCAACGTCTACCAAGCCCAAGCCAAAACCTTCCCCCAAACCGGCATCGGGCCGGGCATCTGTCGGAGAGGACAAGAAACCTCCGACCAGAGAAGACATCTTAAATGAGATGCGTAAAGCTCGCGGACAGGCCCCTTTTACATCGGGTCTTCCGACATAAGGAGAATAAGCAATGACACAATTATGGTCAGTTCAGTATTCGGATGGGTATGTGCATTCTGACATCCTGTCTCGTGAATTGAGAATGGCCGTTCAGCCGGGTCTCAGGTTCCGCAACTTTTCGGACGTGAAAGATCCAGCGCACCAAGGGCGGCATAAGGGCGCTATATTCCATTGGGATATGTATGGCGACGTATCTACGGCTGGCGGGGTCTTGGTGGAGACTGAAACCATCCCGACCAGTACCTATACCAAAACCCAGGGGACCTTGACGATTGATGAACGAGGGATTTCCGTTAATTTAAATTAGCGGCCTGTTTTTTTTGAGTTTGAAGAAAATCAAGGAAAAATGGCGTGAATTGCTGGAACACCCTTAGAGCCTTTATTACCACAACGTGGCTAGCAATGGCGAACGTGACGGTTAAAAAAATAAAGGATTGGGCAATCAGCAGCCAAGCTGGCTGGAAACAGCTAGAAGGTTCAACGACTAGGACATGGAGCCTAAACCTTACGTGTAGGGCATGGCAGTAAAGTCCCACGAGTGCGCCACTGGAAACAGATGATATAGTCTGGCCTTCAGTGAAAGCTGGAGAAGCATAAATTAAAAAAGATGCGATAACATAAGCGACCGTACACCGGGAAACTTGATGATCTATCATTTCAGCCGGTGAAAGAAATAATTCATAAGGTCCTCAAGAACGATTGCAAGAAGGTTCTGGACCGCATGATCCATGCTCAGTTTGCAGCAACCCCCCTGCGTATCGCCCCCACTTCCGGGACCGATACGGCGGCCATTACCCTTACCACGAATGGGACGTGCGCCACTACGAACACTTTGGCAATGGGTGCCCTCCATGTGAAAACGATCATTGACACCATGAAGGAAAGGAATATCCCAGCCTATGACAGTGATGACTATTACTGTATTGCCAGACCTTCTACATTCAGGGCATTCAAGGATGACCTGGAAGACATAAAGAAGTATGTGGAAATTGGGTTTGGGCATATTCAGCGTGGTGAGATCGGACGGTATGAGTCTTGCCGGTTCATTGAGCAGACCAACATCCTGGCCGGGGAAGGGTCTACTGCTGGGACGGGTGCATGGGCGCAAGCCAAGTCCGACTGGGCATTCTTCTGCGGCGAGGACACAGTGGCTGAAGCCATTGCCGTGCCTGAAGAGATCCGGGGCAAACTCCCTGGGGACTTTGGGCGTGATAGGGGCGTTGCGTGGTACTACCTCGGAGGCGCAGGCATTGTTCATTCTGCTCACGCTCAGGCTCGCATCTTGATGTGGGACTCGGCTGCCTAGTGGCGGAACCACGATATTACTTGGTACATGGGGGCGCATAAAGGCCCCCTTAAAGGAGAACGATTATGGCAACGTATAACGACAGTAAATATGGTTTCCGCCAGAGGAAATGGTTTGGCTTGGGTGCGAAATGGGGTGGGGAAATGTCCCCGTATGCGTACAGCTCTTTCGCTACGCTTACCATTTCAGAAAAAGGCGTAAAATCTGGTGGGTTCTTCCTTGGAACGCATGATGCCGGAACCCTGACCCATGTGGAGAAGTGGTATCCGACAGGCCCGATTGAGGTTAAGAAGGTCGGGGTATTCGTGTGCTCTACTCTCGCTAACGCCTCTGGGGCTGGGATGAACTTCCGGTTCCTTACGAGGGGCGCGTCAGCATCGGTTATCGCAGCGGTTAAAATGGCATCCTGCACTGTGGCTGAGGCTGCCATTGCGAGTGCTGTAAGCCTAACCGTCGCACAGTGCAAGGCTGGTGAGTACATTACCATCCAATCTTACGAGCCGACCACTTTCAGCGCGACGGCAAGTGAGAAAAAGGCCACGACCTCCGGACGTGTGGCATTCTTCATTGACTGGGTGCCCACTTATGACACCAGTGGCCGGTGGGATTAATTTTTTAAGCGCAGGATAGGGGTGTACACCCGAAAAGTCGAACCCGACGACCTGTCTGCGCTTATCATCGGGACACTTCCGGGAGAGTGAAATGGACATTGAAAAACGATTCAAGGTAGCGGTCTTGAAGGCACTTGGCATGATTCTATGGTGGGTAGCCTGGCGCATGGACAAGCTGGATTCATCCAAATTCATGACAACGATAGAGGAGGTGGATGATCTTGCCGAAGAAATCGAAGCTGCGTAGGCTAACGATATGTAAAGTAGCCGGGCATGCCTGCATCCGTGTATCGAAGATGGCCGTACCGCTCATGGAACATTGCGGGCATACCGTCTACCTGTGTTCTCAGAAACTTCCTTCCCTGGCTCATTCCTATGACCTGTATTGCCAGGCCTTTTCTATTCATCAGCTGAGAGAGTTTTTAAGGGTGGTAGGTCCATCGGTGGACATATTTCATGCACACAATGAACCAAGCTGGTTTGTGACAACCATAAAAGAGCTGTTCCCTGGTAAGCCAGTTATTCTTGATATCCACGACTCTTTTCTTGCCAGGGTAACGCCTGAGCAGCATGAGCAATTTATTGATGAGGGTAAAAACGTTATCCGGATCACCCCGGAGGAACGAAACAACTTTCAGCTTGCGGACGGGTTGGTCTTCCCAGCGACGCCATTTGCGGACCTGATAAGGGCAGAATACAGCCTGAAACAGCCTTGGTGCGTACTTCCAAGCTATCTTCCCTACAACCTGTTTGGGTATCAGCAGAACAAGGATTGGTATGGAGGCCTGGTCTATGAGGGCAGGGTTGACCTTCCGGAAAAGATCAAGGAGGAGTTGAGCCATTCGGCTGGGTTTGTTTACACTGACTATTCCAAATTGGCCAAACAATGTAAGGATATCGGGATAGATTTCCATATCTATGCCAGACACGATAAACCCTTTATGGATATCTATAAAGATATCTCTGTTCCGCATCCACCGGAACAATTTAACGTGCTCATTGAAAAATTATCTCGACATGACTGGGGGCTTGTAGGGAACTCGTTCTTCACTCCTGAATGGGATGTTGCTTTGCCCAATAAGTTGTGGGAGTACGTGGCCGCCGGGACCCCGGTTGTTGCCATGAACGCTAGGCATTGTTCGGAAGTCCTGGAAGAACATGGAATAGGGATCACGGTTGGGTCCGTCCAGGAGCTGGCCGACCGATGGAAAGAGCACACGGAGGTCAGGAAACACCTCCTTAAGGTTCGAGGTAAGTTCGCGATGGAGAACAACATCCATATCCTTGAAAGCCTGTATGAGGAGGTGTTGCATGCCTACTCCTGAAGAATTTGCTTACTGGGACTATGTAGCGAAGTCCGCCATCACTGGTGAAACGGATATAAATTATTGGAAGAACAACCAGATTTTAAGGCGACTCCTAAAGTGGAACTTATGGGGATCAAACGTCCTGGAAATCGGGGCTGGGATGGCCATGATTGCGCTGAATCTAATGAACATGATGCGATTCCACTATGTCGGGTGCGAGATATCGGAAGAATTCAGGAAATACGCTAAGGATAAGTCCGGGCTTGATCTTTTGCCGAATGCTGCCGATAGGCTCCCGACCTCAGCCGGGGCGGTGGATTACCTTTTTGCCTTTGACGTGTTGGAACATATAGCCACTGATGACAGGGACTCGTCATACCGTGAACTCGGAAGAGTGTTGAAACCTGGGGCTTTGATGTTCATCCATAACCCATGTGAAGGACATTACCAGGGGCATAAGAAGAAATTTGATCCTGGTTTTAACTTGCATGACCTTCAGCACCTTATTGATGTAGGAGGTCTCAAACTGTCAGAAATAGAGGCCTACGCCATAGACATCCCGGTGAAAGAAGGGAAAGGGCATCGGGAATATCAATGGATAACGCTTGTGAAAAAGTAAAAAGGAGGATGCGTGGATTTTACGGAGTTTTGGGATCACCACTGGTCGGGACGGATCAAAGGCGAATCTGTTGAGATGAACGAAGGGAAGATGAGGCATATCCTCCGCCAGCTTTGGAAAAAGCCATACCTGATACCACTCAGGAAATTAGAGGTGGGGTGTGGAACAGGCATTCATATCTATTATCTTTCTCAGCTATGTGAAGAATGGAAGCGCCAATATGTGGGAGTTGACCTCTCACCAACAACGATAGGGTTTGCCAGGAAAAGTGGACTGCAAGCGTTCTGTGGAGATATCACAAAGGGGATTGAAACTGTATCCGATCCATTAACAGGAGCGAAGCCGGAGATAATGCAAGATTTTCAGTTCTTCCTTTTTCTCGATGTGCTTGAGCATATTCCAGACCATGAGGCCGTTGCTAAAAAAGTACGAGAGCTTGCATCAAAAGACGGGTTTCATATTTTCGGAAACATCCCGCTGTATCGTTCTGCCCATGAAAAAAACGGGGGGTACGAGCGGGAAATGAATATCGAGGAACTCGAAAAGTTCATGCGGGCCTGCGGGATCGAAAAATATGAGCATAATGTCTATGGTATTAATGGATGGCCCTACATGACCTTTGAAGGAAAGTCAAACGGCTATCCTGCGATCTCTCGTGTGGTAAAAAGTGAAAAACCTATCATGAATGATAAACCTTTAAGCGTAGCGATATTGACTCCATGGAATAATGCATGGATACCGCTTTATCGCAGGGTATTTGAAGAGCAGGGACACCAGGTTAAGGTGATGGATGGCAGGAACGAAATGCCAGATCATTATGATGTTTATCTCCACATGTGGGCAGGGCAGACGGAACCTGTGCCGGGCGCCGTCAACCTGATGTTCCTGAGGCGATTTGAGTTTTTCAGCTTTAATTGGGTTGGCTACGACTGGTCAAAGATCGACCGACTAATATTCTGTAACCAACATTTTAAGAACATATTTGAAAGTAAGGTTGGGCGGGATAAGTGCCAAACGGAACTGGTCTATAACGTGGTTGACCCGGACAAGTGGACCTTTGCGGAACGGGGGCATGGAAACAAGATCGGCATGGCCTGCCATGTTCATCCCAAAAAGAATCTCCCGCTTGCAGCCCAGATTCTCGGTAAGCTGATGGAACTGGGGGGGGAGCCTTACGAACTCCACATTGCAGGCGAGATTCAGGATTCCTGCACAGCCCTGTATCTAAAAGGATTAGGACTTAATATCAAGTTGCATGGTCATGTTGAAGACCTTAACGCCTGGTGGGACGACAAGAATTATTGCCTGTCTACTTCGATAAGCGAAGGAAACCCCAATAATGTCATTGAGGCCATGGCGAAGGGGATTATGCCGGTTGTCCACCGATGGCCAGGGGCAGAGAAACAATTCATGAAAGATTGGTGTTTCTCTTCTGTGGGGAGAGCGGTGGAAATTATCAGGTCATCCCCACACGATTCGGCAAGATACGATTCTGTAAGCTATCGGACATATGCCGATGAACATTTCGGGATTGATAACTTTAGGAGTGTAGCCAGAATGGCGGAAACCGATTTCGCCAAGAAACATTAACCCAAAAAAACATAAGGAGCAAAATCATGGAAGATGCAATGAAAGACGGATTGTCAGAACGTACCAGTGCAAAAGACAAGAACGCAGCACACAACAGGGAGGAGCCCAACTTCATTCCGCCTTCCCCTACACCTGAGAAGGTAAGCCAGGGCGGAGCAACTTTCACCATCAAGTAACCCGTCGGGGGCCTTGTGCCCCCTGGGTTAGGAGGCAACGAGAATGTCTAAGCGGAAAATCAGTTATCCAATGGGGATATCCGAAGCTGAACCAGAAATGTCAAAACTCTCGGAAGGCTTCACAACGGAAGATGCAAAAAATGGGTATACCCAATGCCCCATGTCGGCATCAAATCCAATGTTCCATACAACAGCAGCGGAACGGCGGGAAGGCCGCAATGAGAGGAAGGAGCTTGGTTATGATTTTTGATGAATCAAAGCCCTACGGGACCATATTTGGCGCCACGAGTGATGGAGCCAGGTACGAACAGAATGGAATAAGGTTTACGGTATCCGGGAATGCCATAGGGTTACCGGCTGAAAAAGTATCTGAGCCTGAAGAAATGATTGAACCTAAGGAAGTGGAGAACGTTGATCCCGTGGTTGATAAAGAAGCACTCCGAATCCAGGCACATACGTTATTCGATGAAGGTAAATCCATCGGAGAAATAGCCAAATTGCTCGGGGTTCACCACATGAAAATAAGGTCCTTGCTTGCATGAAGTCAATCCGTGTTCCCAAAGACTGGCGCAAGTTTCAACCAAAAGGTGATTGCTTGCTCATCCGATATGGGGCCATCGGGGACATGCTCCAGATGTCATCCGTGGCGAAGGCATTACATGACCAGGGCATGAGGGTTACGCTCAACACGACTACCCCAGGGCTATCGGTCGTGAAGAACGACCCATATATCAGCAGCGCCATACTACAGGAAAAGGACCAGATCCCTCAAACTGAACTGCGAGAGTATTGGACCCATATAGGCCGGGGTTTCAATAAGGTTGTGAACCTATCCGAATCTGCTGAAAGATCCTTACTGTCTTTTGCTGGGGATAGATCCTGGTCATGGTCCAAGGAGTTTAGGGATCTCCTTCTCAGTGTGGATTACCTTGCAGCACAACATGCCGTAGCGGGGATTTCGGCACCACCGACACCTAGATTTTACGCTACCAAGGAAGAGCGCGATTGGGCATGGAGTTACAAGAAAAGACTTGGGCCTCCAGTGATCGCGTGGGCACTATCAGGATCTTCGGTTCATAAGGCATACCCGTATACGGATGCTGTTATTGCCTCTCTGATGCTTGAAACCAATGTAAAGGTTGTTTTTGTCGGCGATGAACTGTGCCAGATACTTGAGGGTGGATGGGCCAATGAGCCCCGAGTTATATGCCAAAGCGGGAAATGGTCGGTACGTCAGTCCTTGGCCTTTGCACAAGTAGCAGATATTATTGTTGGTCCTGAAACAGGTATATTGAATGGCGTTTCGCATGAGCCCGTCCCTAAAGTATTCATGCTTTCGCATAGCTCAAAATCAAACTTCCTGTCCTGGGTAAACACTACCATGCTTACCCCAGAGGAATGTGAGTGTTTTCCGTGCCATAAACTCCATTTTGGGTGGGCAACGTGCAACCGAGACGATACCACTGGAGCGGCTAAGTGTGCTGCCAACATTTCACCCGATAGGGTGCTAGAGGCTATAAGGACGGCATTATGACCTATTTAGAACTATGCGTTAAATTAAGGGGGGAATGTGGAATCCAGGGAACAGGTCCGACAACTGTGCTGGCTCAAACCGGGCTTCTTGGTAAAATTGTTGCATGGATAGCTGACGCGGATCAAGAAATATGCGATATGTGGCTTAATTGGAACTTCTTATGGGATGAGTTTACTGCTACCACTGTTATCGCCACCGCTCAGGTTACGCAGGCGACCGACCTTAGCACATGGGATACAGACAGTTTTTACCTGGACTATACTACGGCGAACCATAAAAAGCTGATTGAGATGGATTACTCTTTATGGAGAAGGGTTTATCGAAACGGAGTAAAAACATCCGCGAAACCTTCATTTTTCGTAATACGTCCCGATAAAGACATCATTCTAGAAGCCCCTCCTGATGATGAGTATACCTTGACCGCAGATTACTGGAAGTATGCCGCAAGACTATCCGCCAATACTTCAGCAAGTCTTATCCCTGCAAGATTCCAAAGGATCATAATCGCTCGCGCAAAGATGTATTTTGCAGAACATGAGAATGCCCCTGAAGTTATGGAAGGCGCTCAAATGGAATATGGTAACTTGCTGTCAGCACTTCAAGCTGCCGAATTGCCCGGACAGGGGCCGACACGTACTGGAAGCAACGATTTAGTGGTGGTGGTGGAATGAGCGATAAAGTCTCTTATTTTCCATTGCAGGGCGGGGAAGATCTCGTATCCCCTCCGCTTACGGTTGAACCCGGAAGGCTTCTGTATTCCCTGAATTATGAATGCGATGTATCGGGGAGATATCACAGGATAGCGGGGTTCGAGCGCATGGACGGGCAACCCTCTCCTTCCGATGCGGAGTATGGAATTTTGTATTTCGAGGATGGAGATACCGAACCAACCGCCGGGGACACCATAGAGGGGGCGACTTCTGGAGAGACGGGAGAGTTTCTTTCTGCGGTAGTTTCTTCAGGAACTTTTGCCGGCGGAGATGCGGCTGGGTATTTCGTTTTAACTCAGGTGTCTGACGATTTCGATGCTGCTGAAGATTTGGAGATATCGGCTGTTGTGATAGCAACTTCCGTATCCTATTCCGCTGAGGCTCCTACCGGGACATTGGATACAACGTATACCCTGGCGGCCCAAGAAGCAGCCAGGGACAAGATAGAAGAGGTTCCAGGGTCTGGGTCCATTCTTGGAGTGAACGTCTTTAACGGTGAGCGGTATGCTTTTAGAAACAACACGGCTGGAACTGCCGCCGCGATGTATAAATCAACAACGTCAGGATGGGAACTTTGCGGCCTTGGGGAATACTTTACATTCGATACGGGGTCTGTGGCTTTTGTTGAAGCTGAAGTGGTAAGTAAAGGTGTGGTAAGTGCAACCGTAGAGCGCGTGGTGGTAACATCTGGCGCCTGGTCATCCTCTGATGCAGCCGGATATCTAGTAATCAGCGGGCGAGCTGGCGGCAATTTTTCGGCTGGGGCTATAACCGGATCAATTGCCGGCGCTGCCAATGCAACGGCAGCTCAGGTAGCCAATACTCTGACAGCAAGCGGACGATTTGAAATCGTAAACTATAACTTCTTTGCCACTTCAGTTGGAAAGCGAATGTACTGTTGTGATGGGGTAAGCGTACCGTTTGAATGGGATGGAGATATCTTTGTTCCGATCCTTACCGGGTCACCGGGATACCCTGAACATATTGCAGCCCATAAATTACACCTATTTCTATCTTATGCAGGCGGGTCACTTCAACATTCGGGTATTGGCGATCCTCTTATCTGGACTGCGTTATCCGGGGCGGCTGAACTTGGATTGGGGCACGATATATCCGGAATGAGTTCTCAAGCTGGTGGTATTTTAGCGATATGGTGTGGATCTCAGATTTCCCTGCTTTATGGAACCAGTGCAGCAGACTGGGAGCTGTCCGACCTATCCCAGGACACTGGAGCCCAAGCGTGGACGATCCAACAGATAAGCGGAAAAGCTGTCTTCATGACAGATCAAGGGATTACCGACCTATCCGCCGTACAGGAGTATGGTGATTTTTCGGCCACTATGTTGTCGAAGGACATAAGGCCATTCCTCGAGGATAAGAAAGGTTTAGCCATCTCTTCTGTCAGGGTCAGGAATAAAGACCAATACCGTCTATTTTTCAGTGACAATAGTGGCGTGAATTTTACGCT